CTCAAGGTGTTAACAGCGCTTTGAGACAAAATAGTTCCACCAAAATTCGACAACCCTACGTCGACGTACGCGGACACTTCGTGGACCACTCCCGCGTGCGGGTCTACACTTGGGGCGAGAGGCATGGCGCGGTTCGGGTCGATCTTTCCGACCGTCTGCGCTACATGCCACTCGGATGAGCTGGATTGCTTGAGCGTCCCAATGGGCGGCAAGCCGAACAAGGTGCGCGTCATCTCCCTGCCGGTGAACTGTTCCCGCTGCGAGCACTGTCTCGCATGCCCCACGTTCACCTCCGGTCAGGTGCAGAGGAAGGTGTACCTTCCGGCGCGGCTCATCGCGGACTCTCAGACCCTGATCCGTCGCTTCCTTGCGTCGACGGAGCATGGGCAGAAGCCCGCGAATGCAAGCATTCAGCTCGTCAGTTTGCTCACAGCGGAGAAGGACGCCCGGCGGACTTGCGCATACATGAGTGTTGGATTCCATGCTCTGGTGACAGAGCCCAGCATCGTGATGACGCACTGCCCCGGTCTCTGCTGTGCCGACCCAGGCTCTGCTTGGCGTGATGCGGACGTGTCCGTCATCGAGGTCGGCTCGGATTCGGAGGGCTCTGAGCACTCCAACCCTGCCGACGAAGAGGAGCTCACGATCGTGAACGGCAGCATCAGGGACGCCCGCGGGCGCCGCCGCAAGTTGCGCCTTCAGGTCGAGTCCTCCGACCCTCTCACCGACCGCCCGACCAACAAGCTCGCTACCCGCGTCAGTGCTGCGACCAAGTTCGTCCTCAACGCCTGCGTGGATTTGCGTGACTACGTTGCATCGTGTGCGGAGTCTCAGCGTGGATTCTTCACCGAGACACGTGCGGCAGCGTCGGAGCCGCACGTCGATGAGAGCATGTCCCTGCCTGGGATCCCGGCAGCGGACACTCCCGTGCCTTCGCCCGTGGAGACTCGCGTCTTCAGGGGAGCGGACGGCGAGGAGACGCTCGTGATCGCCTACGATCCTGCTGTCCTGGACTTTGTCGACCACGTTGAGTCGAAGTCTGTCGCCAGGGGCAACAAGATGAAGCGCACGACTTCAACCGGCCACGGTAGTGCTGGCCGCGCGTCTGGATCAGCTCCTACGGCAACGGAGCTGTGGCTCAGTGCGCGGTCCACGCCTGGTTCGGCCAGCGTCAGTGACATGCCATCGCGTCACCCTCTACGGGGCGCCCTCTACGGCGACGCCGATCGCCCGCGCTCGCCGAGTCTGGAGAGTCACGCTCACCGGATTCCGCACGAGCGCGTGCCGGTTCCCCCTGGTTTTGGGGTGCCGCAAGAGGTTGCGCCTCACCCCCTCGTTGCCATGGCGCGAAACCTCGAGCAGGAGCGCGCCAAGATCGAGCGGGCCCGCAACGACTTCCTCAGCGTTGCGGAGCAGGAGTGTCGCAGACGCGCAGTTGCTAGGTGCGAGGCTCGCTCTGACAACCTCAGCAACGAGATCCTCGCGCGTGCCGAGCGTGACGCTCGCATTGACGAGCAACAGGCCGCCTTCCGCGATGGCGGCGTTCTTCAGTCATCCCGCGTTCAGATCGACGACGCTTGGGAGGAGCCGGGTGTGATGCACCCCAGCCTCGCGCTGGCGGATGCCGAGGCCACTGCGCGTGGCCTGCCCACCGGCCCGCCCATTGGGCCGCGGGAAGCCTACCCGCGGTTCGCGCACCTGACGGAGCGCGACGTCCAGATCTTCGGCAACGACCCCTGGAACCTTCACGCCGCCGAGCGACTTCGCGGCGCCAAGACGAACAAGGGGGTGGGTCAGTACAAGCCAACCGGCCGTGAGCGCAGGACCGCGGCAGCCTTCGATGCTGCCATGAAGGCCCTCGTCTTCACGGAGGAGCACATGGATGAGGCTCTCCGGGACTACCAGGGACTGATCGACAGCGGGCTCCCCTCCAAGCTTAGCGGTGAGGAGAAGATGCAGCTCGTGTTGGACTCTCACAATCACATCTCGGTCGGCCACCATTTTGGCGACCCCGAGTACGATGATGAGATCTACTCCTTCTCGGAATTGATCGATGCATTCGTGAAGAGCGAGGTCTCGGGCAAACCGAAGCCGCGCCCGATCGCGAACCACGGGCCGCGCAGGCTCGTCGGTCTCGCGAAAGTGGCCTACGTGTACGAGTACGTCCTCTTCAAGAAGTTCGCACACGCCTCGATCAAGGGAGGAGACAAGTCGGTCAAGATTGCGGATCTGGCGCGCCGCCTCGACAGCATGCCCAGGACGTCCAACCGCACGCGCAATGCGCGGTGGTTCGAGAACGATATTTCCGCATTCGAATTTGGAGTCTCGAAAGAGCTGAAGGAGGCAGAGGCTGACCTTCTCACGCACATTGCGCAGTACGTGGGGACGGACATCAGTGATGTGATGTTCTCGCGGCTGATGCACGATCGCTGCCAGCCGTGCGTGTGGATTATGCGCTATCGGGACGAGTCCGGGGCGTGGCGCACCTTCAAGCTGCGCCTGCCCTCGCCCATGCGCGAGAGCGGGGATCGGGTGACCAGCAGTGGCAACTGGCACCAGGGTCTCCGTGCGTGGGTGACGTTCCTTGTCGACGAGGACTCCGTCTCCGAGGCGATCACAAGCCTCCTCCTCACGAAGGGGGCTTTCTTCGTCTACAAGAGCGCCAGGGACAAGCGCCACTACACCGCCGCCATTAACTTGGAAGGCGATGACACGGTGGGGCGTCTCGAGGAGCCCGCCTGCTGGGCCACTGACAAGGACGGGGTTGACGCATGCTCCCAGTTCTTCGCCAGGTACGGCTGGCTCGCGAAGCTCCTCTTCAAGAAGAACGAGGGGTTCGACTACGTTCGCTTTGTTGGATGGGAGTGGCTCCTCTTCAATGGGCGTGCGATGTTCGATGGGGCGTGTGACAACGCTCCTCTCATCGGCACCCCGGAGGTGCGCCGTCTCCTGACGACCAAGCAATGGTCGACGGCCAAGATGGACGAGGTCCGGTTCGCGATCAGCATGAGGATGTACGCGTGCGTGATGGCTCAGAGCTTCCTGCGCTGCAGCCCGATCTACGTGTTCCTCGAGTCGATCTACAACGACCACGACCTCACCACGCTCTCGCAGCTGTGGGACGGGCGTGCCGCCGTGCGTGACCACGAGGT